TGAATCCATCTGCCACCAAAATGAGCAACGCAAAAATCAATGCCTTTTGATTCGGATTCATCTCCATTTTCATCAATCAATTCATTGTTATGAACAACAATCACATTGATAACCATGTTGTTTTCATTTAATTCTGCAAAATGCGCCATTAAAATGTCACCGATCCTGATCCAGTCCATTTGTAAATTTTGTATCCACCCGTATTTGTAAATGTTGGAGATCCTGTTGTCGCAACAGCATCATCAAATGTGTCTGGATACCTAATTACCACAACACCCGAACCGCCCGTATATTGCTTTGTTTGATAATGACCACCTGCGCCGCCGCCTGTATTGGCTGCGCCCGAACTTCCGTTTGTTGTATCTGTTGCACCATTTCCACCGCCACCGCTACCGCCTGAGCCTGCGCCGCCTGTTCCAGCTGCGCCGCCTCCGCCTGCGTAAGTCACACTTGATCCAGTTATGGAGGAACTTAAACCATTGCCTCCGCTCGATGAACTATTTGCAGCTGCGTTGTTTCCCACCGCGCCTGCACCGCCACCGCCTGCGCGTGCTGAAACACCTGTGCAATTTCCTCCGGCATTGCCTTGCCCGGAAGTACCTGCTCCGCCTGTTGCTGATGAACTTGAGCCTGTGCCTGCACCCGAACCAGAACCGCCGGAAACGGGTGTTCCAAATGCGCCACCGCCTGCCATGTTTGCAGATCCGCCGCCACCTATTGATGTGATGCTACCAAAAACAGAATTTCCGCCGCTGCCGCCGTTTCCTGCCGTACCATTTTGATTTGCGCCAATTGCGCCACCTGCGCCAACCGTAACGGTTATCGGGCTACCCGGCGTAACCGACAAACCTGTGGCCGTGCGATAACCGCCAGCACCTGCGCCTGTTGATAAAAAATAAATTGTCGTGGCATTACCACCACCAGAACCGCCGCCACCTGCAACAACCAAGTATTCAACATTTGGCGTTGGATTTATTCGCAATCGGCCAGCATCGAAAATCCCAAGAATAGGCATTATGCAATATCTCCAATGACATACCACGCATCTGTTGCAACCTTTATGCAAGTCAAAGCCGCAAATTGATTGCGACATTTTGGCGCAGCTGATGATGCAGCATTTGACGAAATTGTTGTTGTTCCCGGTGTTGCAGCTGAAACAGTCACTTGACCGGCACCAATTTGGATCAAGTTAATTTGGGTACCAATTGGAAATGCTGTTGTTGCATTTGTTGGGATTGAGTAAGTCTGCGCTGATGCATTTGATGCTGTCACCAATTTTCCATTGTCCGCCAAAACAAATGTGTAAGTCGTACCGGTTTGTGCGTTCAATGCCAAGTTGATGACCGGTGCTGTCAATGTTTTGTTTGTCAATGTTTGAGCTGTAGTCAAATCAGCTGTGATGGCTGTGTTGATCGAAAGTGTAACCGCTCCGGATGTGCCGCCGCCCGATAAACCTGTGCCGGCCGTGACCTCTGTGATGTCACCCGGGTTTGGTGATGTCCAAACAAAATCCATGTCGGTGTTGCTGTTTTTTGCAAGAATCTGTCCAGTCGTGCCACCTAATAGATCAGCCATCGATGTTGCGACAGCTTGACCAAATACCTCAAAATCAGCTGGCAAATCTGTCACCAAATCTGTGGCCGTAGGCATCTGCCATGAAAATGGTGTTGTTGGGTTACTCATGTTTCCTCCTTTAGGCCACAATCGTGGCGTTGATCCAATCCAATGTTGGATTGATTGTGTTCCATTTTTCTGTTATCGGTACATCGTTCCAACGCATGGCCTGCAATGAAAACGCAACCGGTGACACAATCATGGAAATGCTGACTTGATTATACGCGGCCGAAAATGTCCAGCCTTCAACAAAACCCAAGAAATCTCCAGAATTCATATTCAATGGCAGATTGGAAATATTGACCGGCATACCCATGAAAACATTGATCAGATCATCCCGATCAGCATCGTCAAGCTCTGGATTTGTTAGCTCAAAAGTGATGTTGTTGAAATTGAATCGTGGGTTTGCTCTGAGCGAAAGGTAAAAAGCTGCCTGATCCTCGGCATCTGCCGCATTGTGCAATGTTGTGCTAATGATCTGCGAAAGCTCGCCATAAAGGCCAATTGATTCAATATCTGATGCTGATTTCTCTGATGAGGATGTTGCACCATATTTGAGTGTAATTGAATTTCGGACATCACCGGCACGCTTTTGGATGCTCAATCCTGATGCCAAAGCATGGTTGGCTGTTAGATCAACATAACCATTGTTGGACAGATAAGTTGTTCGATGTGTGCTGTCGGCATAACTAATCCGGCCTAATGGATCCTCGTAAATGTAGCCCAAGCCGGATGTGGCCAAAGCTGAAACCAAAGAATAAACATCCGTCCGCTCGCTTGATCTAGCTGCAAGCTCATAATTGCCCGGTCGGTCAATTTCACCCAATCCAGAATTTTGAGCGTTGGCCCATGTTGTTGCAGCTGGATAAGTTGCCCATGTCAATGCCTGTGGCACCTCTTGCCATGAATCAAATAAGACATTTTTCAAAATGTCATAGATTTGATCGCCATCAAATTTTTTTGCAAGCACGCCATTTGTCAATGCTTTTGGCAAACGCGCCAAAGCACCCAAAGCAATGATTTTGATGCGTTGCGCATAATCAACCGATCCGATCTCAGCTACTGAAACGCCTACATCCACAACCGATCCGCCAAAGATTGGCACAAAAGTAGCTGTGGAATCTTGCAATTCAATGGTAAGCGAATCATTGATGTTGATTGCCACATTTGATTTGTCAAGGTTGATAATCTCCAGATTGGTGTATCCGGCCTGAGCTTGTTCATAGATATTTGATCGACCGCTGGAAATCGTGAGGTTTGCCAAAATGGCGGTTTGGTATTCAACACCTCCGATGATTACTTTCCATACTGGATTAAAAATGCTCATGATGAGAATTGAAGGCTATTTGCGCCGCCTGTGCCGCGATAGAAGCTGTTATTTAACACATCGATGATGCTGCGTGCTGTGCCTTCCGGATCGATCGCACCAGTCACATTGATGTTGATGGTGTTTCCGCTTGATCCACCCAAACGATTGTTCGGCGTAATGTTGCCGTTTGAATTAGGCGTAAACAATTCTGGCCCACGCTCTCCGACAAGATATGAGGTTCCAGACCTAACAGGCCCCCCGGAAGCTCGACCGCCGCCAAATGCGCTTTCAATGACTCCGCCGATGCCTTTGACCAATGGATTACCTGTGATCAAATTGATAAACTGTTGGAGGATGTTAAATGCTCCAGTAATGAAACCAACCAAACTTGCAAAGCCGCTTACTAAAGTGCCCACGACATTGCCAACTGTTTCAAGTGCTAATTTGAAAGCACCTCCCAAAATAGGAGCAAGATAGGTTTTGATGAATTCCCAAACCTTTTTCAGTAGGTTGAAAAATGGTTGCAATTCCTCAGAATTATCGGAAATGGCTGTTTTGATTGTGACAAATGCGTTTTTCAATCCCACGAGAATTGGGCCGACAACTGTGCCAATAGCTGGAATCACCTCGGTAAATAGGAAATTCCACCATTTGACCAAGACCGGCAAAAGCTCATCCCGAATAAATGTAAAGATTTGGGCAAATGCTGGCCCCAATGTCTTGCCCAAAGTATTTGCAAAATCTGTAATTGCCGGGATGCCTTTATCAACAAAAGTGCTCAGCAATGGCGTGATGGCATCTAATACATAAGATCCGACAGTCTCTTTTGCTTCATCAAATGCCACATTAAGCCTTGCCATTTTGCCAGCAAATGTCTCAGCCTGTGTCGATGCCTGTCCTTCAAATGTGGCAGCTAATGCGGCTGCGGCAGCATCAAAATCCTTTGATTTGATTATATTTTCATCAAGTGGCACACCGAGTTTTTTCAATGCTCCAAAATTACCATCATAGGCTTTGGCAAGTGCCTCGGTTACAGCTGATAAATCCTTACCTGTGCCAGCTGAAACATTGAGTGCCAATTGTTGCAATTTCTGTGCTTCGCTGACATTTTGCGTGCTTCTCACGAGTCGATCGAGCGATGGCCTCAAAACATCATCCGTGATGCCTGTTGCTAAAGCTGTTTGAGTCACATAATTTTCCGTGGCAGCGATTTGAGCTTTGGTCGCTCCTGTGACATTTTGTAATGTAGTGGCCAATTTTGCCTGTGCGGCTTCATCTGCAATGGCAGATTGCACACCATCAATGAGCAATTTGCCGGCATAAGCTGCGGCAGCTGCTCCAGCTACGGCAAAAGCTGCACCGGCTTTTTTAGCAAATCCACCGAGTTTTGATCCAAAACCTTCAACCTCTGTTGCTCCAGCTGTTAAATTCTTTTTGAGGTTATCAATATCGGCTAAAATTGATAACTTGAGTGTCCGTGATCCGCCTACCGCCATTTCACCACTCCTTCAAAATCTTTGCAAAAGCCTGTTCCCATTGAGCGATGATCTGAGGTTGTTCAGCTCTCAATGTTGGATAGATAAAGTATCCTCTCGACCCACGACCTTGACGGCCTGACCACACCGGAAATTGTTTGAATTTATTTGATCCGAATTCATAACCGCCCCACAGCGATTGAGTTGTGCCGCCGCCGCTAAATTTCTGAGATACAAAACCAAATGACATTTCACCGACTTTGGATGACTTGCTTACGCGAGATCCGGCTGCAATACGGCTGGCAGCTTTATTTGGGCGGCTATTAGCTGCACCAATAATTTTGGATTGCAGAAAAGTAGCCAATCCATTTGAAACGGCTTTGGCTTCGGCAACAGCTCGATCGTCCATGCCTTTGAAAGCACCGATGATCCCACGCAAATCACTCTTGTCATAAGTGATCGTCTCATTTGCCATTTTGTATCCTTAAAATTTCAATCGCGGTTAAAACATCCTCAGCTGTTTGAAACTCTGATCGTGACAATCCTGTGGCAATCGCTAATTCCCAAATCGTCCGGTTTATAGATCCGGATTGGTAACTTTTGGGTTTGCGGTTTCTCCCATGTCAATGTCAGTCACAGTCTCACACCACACCTCAAATGGCTTGACAGGCTTTCCAGCTGCCTCGCGCTTCATTGCGTGATATGCCAAAAACATGAGATCAGCAATGCCCAATTTCTCAGATACTTGCTGAATAGTGTTTCCGGTTTTCTGTTCCCATTTCATCCACTCCGGTGGGAGCGCGGTATAGGTTGCGCTCTCCCCGGTGGTGAATTCAATTGTAATTGCTAGTTTCATGCTCCCGATCTCCTTTGTTAGCTAATTGTCAAAACAGGTGTTGTCACACAGGTGAAAGCCAATGAGACAGTTTGTGCATCTGGTGCTGTTCCTCCAGCTGATGGAAAGATTGGTTGCACAGAAAACGCAAATGATGCGCCTGTATCTGATACGAGTACAACCGGCAATGCTGTGTTAGGTGTCGATGCGGCAGCTTGCCACAATCCTTCGCAAAGTGAACCAGCTGCGCCCCAATCGGCAAGCATTTCAACGGCAAATGATCCTTGCGAATCTGTCGTGAAATAAGCCTTTCCATCGAGTGTCTGATATGTATTGATAGTCGATTCGACAGTCAATGTTGCTGATGTGGCTTGTGCATCGAAATTATCACCATCAATGGTGAAAGTGATGTCTCTGCCGGTGATGATTGTTGTTGGCATGATTTCTCCTTAGTTGGTGTAATAGGTGCTTACTTGTAAATCGGCCGTTGGCATAAGTCACGACACCAGTCACAGTTAAATTGACCTTGACTTTTGTTGTCGCGCCATTGATCAAAACGCTTTCCAAATAAGGTGCATCCGGAATCAAACAGATCGATGGGCTAGTCATCGTCTCTGGGATGCCGTTGTACACATTGGCAGCAATAGATGAAAGCGCGTTTTTAAGTGGTGTGCGGATCACCGATTCGATGCTCATTGGCACATTGTTTCGACATCAAGAAATGGGCCCAAAAGGCCGATGACTCTGTTGCTCAAGCTCCGGCCGAGCACAAATGGTGACGGCTGAAAATTATCTGACATGATTTGGTTGCCGGGAGCTGTAATGCTTTGAAAAATCTCAACCGCCACAACCAAAATTGCGTTTTCAATTGGTGGTGTGTTTGCGTATAAAGCCGCTGCCGATCCACCACTCAATGTCGCTGTTGCCGCTGGAATAAACGGCAATGGATAGTCACGATCGGCCGCCGCTGTGGCAGCTGTGAAAGTGTAAGGCGCAATCCGATCATCGGTGACTGTGTAAGTCGCGCTGTAAGCTCCGGCCCCGGTAACAACAACAGATTGACCCGGCACAAAGTAATTTGGCCGCATTGTGGTGAAATAAATGACGGAATCACTCACATTGGCAAATGTCACCGATGATTGGTATTGCGTAAGTAAAGGCAAAATCGTTTGTTCAGCTGAATCAATAAATGAATCAAGCTGTGCATCGGAATACAAGGAAACCGAGACACCAAGAATTTGTCTAAGCTGTGAGGCTGTAACTATTGCTGGCATCTCGGTTCCTTTCGTATCGTTAGCGTTCGGGAGCGACCGCTACCGATGATTGATTGTTATTTACGCGAGATTATTCCATGTCGCGCCATTTGCCACCTTCGTGGCCAATGCACCATAACCATAATAAAGAATATCGATGGTTCCATCGCTATTGACATTGGTGCGTAGCGTAAAGCGTGGAGATTCGTACCATGTGTATGAATCTGGGTTGATGACAACCATTGACAGATCGCCTTCCGCTGTTGTTGATCCAGCTGTACCGATTGAGCGTGAAACATGGAGGTTTAGACCCGGTGAAACTACACCGCGCAATGACCCGTTTCCGACTGATCCAGCCTGATTTGAAGGATTTGCCGCATTGTATAGCGGTGCTCCATTGTCGTTGTAACCCATGATGTTTCCCCATTGTGTTGGTGAAACTACAAGTGAGCGAGCGAATCCAAGTGATGCGCCATAAACATTTGCAACAGCCCTGTGCTGTTGTGTTTGCAGCTGCCTGAATTGCAGCTGTCACAAACTGATCTGTTTCCTTTGCGTATGCAAATTCAAGATTCTGGAGCAACGCTGTCAAATATTCCGGACGGCTGCGATCGATCAATTCGACTGTTGAAATTGCGCGGCCTTTAAAAGGCTTGACTGAGACTGAAAGAAATGTTGCAGATAGTGATGATTCTGCAATTGCTTGACCTTCATTGATCTGATCAACGACAGGCACCTCGGAAATCTTTGGAATCTCAAATGTCATGCCTTCGCTTACTAGGCTTTCGCGGCTGATCGCATCGATCATACCTCTGTCAGCGTTTGCAAGTGCGTTGATCACATTTGTGCTTTGTGGTGTTGGAATCATGCCGGGTGCTGTTGATGTTGTGTTATCAGCTGCCTTTACATATTGGCGAGAATCCTCATCGTGCAAAATGCTTGCCTTTAGATAGTGCTCAAGGTATGAAACCTTATCCACAATCGGTGATCGTGGTGCTGTGTAGTAAGCCGGGCGTGATGCCTGTACGGGTGCGGTGACTTCTGGAGCTGCTACCGGTTCAACGGCAGGAGCTACTGGTTCGGTAGTGTTTTCCACTTTGTCTCCTTCATTTTGGTTTGTTGTATCTGTAACTGTTTCAGTTTCAGAATCTTGTGATGCGGCTACCTCTGAAACGCGAGCTGATCGCACAGCCGGCTCCGTAACCAATGCGACAGCTGTTAATTCTCCATTGAGAACTTTCATTGTGCCATCCTTTTGCATTTCGTAATTGTCCACAGCCAACTCAATTGAGAATCCATCGCGTAAGCCTTCCATTGCCTCTGTTAGCGCATCGGTTCCAGCTGTGGTGTTAGCAATTTTGAAAGTCGCTGTCATTTCTTTGTCATTTACACTCATGGCAATGCTCTTGCCAATTCTGCGTGTGTTGTCATGTTCAAGGTTTAAAAAAACATCATTTGGCTGGATTGATCCGCGAGCAAAAACGACCTTGCCGGTTGATGCATTTGCGTGTTCATTGAAAGCAACAATGCGACCGGTGATTGTTCGTGAATCTGAATCAGCTGCCGTGATTTGCATTGGTGTTGTTAGCTTCATGAGATCATATCCTCCATCTGTCTGATTTCCTCTGTGGTAATTGCACCGATTTCAAATAAAATCTTGTAAATCTCTGCACGCTCTTTTTCTGATCCGCGTAGGTATGCTTTCAAATCAAATTCCACGCGCTGTGTTGATGGCGTGAAATCTGGCATCGATAACCTGCTACTAATACTGTTCATCAGCGGCAAAAGTGAAAAGTCCAACAAAGTTTGGCGCGCCGTGCTGGCGTTTGCATATGTCATGGATGATCCAGTCGGCGCATCTATAAAGTAAGCCGGAATTCCCACGGCTCGGGCCAATTCAGTCGCAATGATTTCGCGTGCAGCATTGAGGCCAATTTGCTCCGGTGTAAAACCAACAGTAGTCAATTCAACATCGGCATTGAGAAAAGCTGTGCCGCGATTTCTACGAGCTGCGCCCCATGCATCTAATAGCTTAGCGATGCGGTCGGCTGGCAACGCTGTTCCGTTAGATTTCAAAACCATTGATGGCACCGGTTCGCGTGCATACATTGCAGCTGCTCTTTCAAGCTCTGCACCGGCACGGATTGTGCGACCAGCTCGGTTCAATAAACCTTCATCGTTGCCGTAGAAAACAACAAGTGATCCAACACCGCTGTTTGGTACTTGTGATCCATCGACTGTGTAGTGCTCAATTTGGGTGCCGGTTTGATTTAAAAATGTTCCTACGCGATTTGGAGCAACACGCCACATTTCGCGCACGCGGCCCGTGTCTGCAAATAACGACATCACTTGAAAATATGAAAATCCTGTAAATAGTAAATCCTCACACGCCCAAACCCATGATGCTGCGCCCGGTACGCGCTTATCCGGATCAGAAATGACAACGGGTTGGTCAATTGTCTGACCGGTTGCTTTGTCGCGTGTAATCATTGGAATTGTGGCGATGGAGTTGCAAATCATGTTTCGAGCGCGAGCAATTGCCGGCACACTCATTGCTTCCTCGCGGCTGGCAATGTAATCAGCTGCACCATATGGAAAAAATGCATCAAGCGTTGGTGCTGGCCCAATTTGTGCGGCTACATCAGCACCGCGCATTGGCGCGACAGCTTCAATGGTGCGTTTCCGGTCAAATAATCCCATGCGACAATTTTCTCAAAATGTCAAGCATCAACCCACTAAAATGTCGATTTCGGTTTCTGGGCGTGTCGCAAAGTGTGTGCATAGCGCGGCTGCTACGGCAGCACAGACGGCCGATTGGCTGGCACGCCTACCGATAACCCATCCGCCATCTCCACGCTTCAATTGCACAGCTGAAAGCATTTGATCGGTAAGCGCAGCTTGATTTCTATGTTTCAAACGGCCTGAGTTAATTGCTCCCAAAAGCTCGTCACAACTTTGTGGATAGTCGGCATCCATATCATGAATTGGAATACCGGCCGGCTGCATACGCGCTGCCACAGCTCCGGATGTTCGTTTTGAATACAGCAAGTATTCGATGGGATACTTTCGGCAATAGGCAGCGGCATCATTTGCAATTGCTCGATCATCTAGCTGGATGCTGTTTTCCCATGTGTGCAACAACTTAATCACAAATGATTCTGATCCAAGCTTTTGAGCCGCGCACAATGCCGCGTGTTTTCTGTCCGGTGAAATATCAATCGCCATCCATGTGAGTTTGTCCTCATCCAGATCCACGCTTTCATCTCCACACTCTTGCCACTCTTTGGATCCGACAATGCTGGAAATTGTTTGCACCCATCGATTTAAAACCTCAGTCATCACAACATCCGGTGGATCATTGAAAACAGCCCGGATATTGTCCGGGTGAATTGTGATTCCTAAACCGGGATTGGCAAAAGCTGCATTTTCAATTGAAATTTCATCGGTTGGTGCAGACCACTCAAAATATCCAACATCATCGGTGGCCCCACTAGCTGCGGCTAAACCGCGCTCACGCAATTGGTTTAAAACGACTGAGTGAGAATCACCGGCCGAGCTAAAACAATTAACCTGTGGATTTTTCGCCGCCATTAAGGTGTATCGCATTGCGGCAAATGTTTCCATGTCATGCAATTCCCGGATTTCATCCATGTGGATTGTTTCCGGTTTGCTTAATCCTCTAGCTGCCGATCCTCCGGCTTTGATGATGAATCGATTGCCTTTGAGCGTTTGGATTTCCTCGGCTCCATGTTGCCAGCGGATGCGCTTGACCTGATTTGCCAAATCCGCGTTTTCCTCGATGATCTGCACAATCGCTCGAAATTGCTCCAGCGATGTAACCAATCTGTGAGCTGTAGAAACCTGCAAGGATTCATCCCAATGGAACAAACCCATCATGATCCGGGCCATCATGTAGGTGCTCTTTCCATTTTGGCGTGCAACAGTCGCAACCGAAATTGGGTGCAGGTACCGGCCATCGGGTTTCACCTTGAGCGAGTGCTCGGCTAACCACTTTTGCCACGGCATAAAACCATTTGGAAAGATTTGGTCAGCAAAATCAATCAATTCAAAGCCGCGTGACGGCAAATCATTGAGTGGTGAGTGGATTCGTGGAGCTGTTACCGGCAAAAAAACCGATGTGAGCCGATCTGAGCCTGTTTCAGCCAATGTTGTATCAATTATGACTTGATCATCACTATTCATGACTTATCGACTCGTTTTGGGGTATAAACAGTCCAT